GAAATACGAGGCTTCAGAACACGCTCTGCGAAGTCATCCAACTGCATGGTGAGTTCGGCGGAGGTGAAGTTCACACCGATGTGCTTCTGCGAAGCAACGGTCAGTGTGGTGAACTGTTCGTTGTCGTCCTGAACTTGCAGGGCGGCACCGTCAGTTACCAGCGCGCGATCCGGTAAACGGATACGCAGTGTGGAACCAATTTTTGCGCCTTCAACGGCGAAAGAATCGTCGTATTGACGATTGACGTTACGAGTGATTACCAGGTTGTTCTCGAGGATTTCGAGAGCCTTACGGGTAATCATGTCGATGGTAAGAATCGAGTTTGCCATGATTTATCCTAAAAAAATTAGCGGTTACGTTGAGCTTCCCACTTCTTGATTTGACGCTGGCGCTCTGCCTCAATCCACTCTGACGTACTCATGTTCTTGATAGAACGTGGGTCAGTCGTGTCATAAGACGGCGCACCAGTGCCACGACCACTAATTGGTGCTATCGGTGGTGGGGCGCTTGTCGTTTTCTTCAAAATCGGTTCGGAAGCAATCTTGGCCTCCAATTTGCCGATCTCTTTGGCCTGCAGAATAGGCGATAGGCGTGAAATCCGACTAGCTTCATTCGGGTGTGAGCCCAAGTAGTAAGCGAGTTCGGGGCCGATCTCAGAAGCCTGAATAGTCTCAGCCATCGCGTTCGTGATCGGCAGTGCAGGGTTGTATGCGACTTGCTCAAAGTCTTCATACTTAGCCCGCGCGTCCTCTTCACGATCTTGATACGCCTCAAGCATACTCATGCGTTCACGATCAGCTTCACGCTTGGCCAACAATTCCTCTGCCTTGCGTATAGCCAGTGCATCGGCATACTCATCGACAGAATTGAAATTTTCGACCGGTGGGAGTTCGGCAGGTGCGGCAGGCGCTTCTTGCGCTCGACGTGCCTGTTCTCTTTCCCACTTACGCTGTTCTCTTGCAAGCCGCTTGCCAATCGCAGCATCGAGCTCTTCTTGTGTGAAGACTTTAGCTGGTTTTGGCTCTTCAGTTTCCGGCGCAATTGCTTCGGGTTCCGGTACTGCCGTCGGTTCCGGTTCCGGCGCGGGCACTGCCGCTAGATCATTTTGTACTTCGTCAGACATTGTCGATTCCTAAAGAATCCCAGGTGTGCCGCACCTGTGCGGTATTTCGATTTACTCGTAAATAACTGTTGCGTTTACTGTACCACTGATTACGACATAAATGCCATTTCTAGCATACGCACCGTCGAGCGGCAGCAGGTATGACGTGGCAGCAGCCGGCGTGAACGTCCCCAAAATCGTGGTGGTCGTGGTCGCTGCAGCTGAGTCGTAGACAGTAATGGTCGGGGTGCTAGAAGCTGCGCTGACAAAAATACCCTTCAGCTTACCCGCCATCGGTTTAATGTTGGCCGAAGCCGTGATATAGGTGTAATTTGCCATGTTTTACCTCAAGCAAGAAACTTCAATTTATAGAGCGTTGACATGTACAGCCCTTCAATTTCGTCGATGATATTGTGGATTGCGGTGCATTCCTTATCGACGACCTTGTAGCGCGCAGCATGTATTTCATCTAGCTGATCCTGCAGGAATTCCAAAATATTGCCCTGCTTTTTGGCAGACTGCAACGTAATTGGGCCAATCAAGCCGTACTTGCCCTGATAAGCTTCAGCAAACTTGTCCGCAAGATCAACAATACCGTCGTAAAACTTCTGCAACGCCTTGTGCTTGGCGTAACTGCGGGTGTTCAGATGCACTGAATGAGCCACATCACGACCCAAAAACAGCGTACCTACAAAGTCTGCGGCGTTCATAATTGCGGCTCCTGAGGCGGCATATTCATCATTTCTGGCGGCATTTCAGCCGATTCAGGTGGGATCATACCCATTTCAGGCGGCATTTGCTGCATTTCTTGCGGCATTCCCTGCGGCATGGCCATGTCGCCCATCAGCTGCTGACTTTGCTGCTGCATCACCAAGTCGCCTGTGGTCATCACATCACGCAGAGTCTGCATGACGACTTCTTGCACCTGTTCGGGGTTCATGGCGCCAGAGACAGCGGTAAGCCGCTGCGTCTCGGCTTGGTACGCCTTGATCTCGGCTTCAAAGTTCTTGCGCTCCAAGTCCTGCACTTCGACCGACTTGCCGACGTTTTGCAGCATCTGCTGGAGCTGATCCAGCTCTTGACCCATCGCCTCGATCTGCTGCTTGGCCATCTGCATCTCGGGGCTGTCGTCCGAACCATCGCCCAGCACTTTCGGGTCGATGACGCGAGCAAACCGCTCGGCCATCTCTTGGGCGCCTGGCCAATCCATGTTCTTGATGAACAGGTCGCCGGCGACTTGCCAGAGCTGCGGGTTGCTTTGTAAGATCATACCCATCGCGTCTAGTGCCTCCTGACGCTTGGTCATGTAGGACGGCCCGGTGGTCACCACGACGTCGTACTTACCCACGCCGGGGTTGTATATCTTGTCGATCTCGATGTTGTTTTGATCCACGATCTTCTTGACCGGCATCGGTTGGGTGGGGTCAAGCTTGACCATGTCGGTGTCGCCATCCACGCCAATGATGCGGGCAACCCGCTGGGTGTCGTAAATCTTCGGGATCAGGTCAACAATCTGGCGAGTGACGTGCCTAATAGCCCGCGCCAGATTGTCCACGTAATGATAAGTGCCAGTGTCAGACTGACGCTCGCGCGCCATAATCGCCTTGCCCGAACGCTCATTCGATGTCGCTCCAAGACTAGTGTCGTACTGCCCCGTGGTCGACTTGATGTCGTCCGAAGCGCCCATCTTGGCCTGAATTAAGCCGGTCTGCGGCAGCGGTGGGGCAGCACGTTGCGGCAACGGCAGGACAGCTCCAGAGCCGTCTGTGACATCCGGGTTGACCTCCAAATACGGCCAGTTCTGCGTATTGGCCGTCTTCCACTGCATTTCGTAGCCTTCAAACTGGCCGCCATAGCCAATGAACGGCGCTTTGGGCGCCAAGGCCAGCATCTCGGCCTCTTGGCTCGTCCAGTAGTTGTACATGCGCTGGGCGTCTTTAGCGTTACGCACCAGACCCGACACGTACAGCTTGCCGTCGACTTCAAACTCGTTACCAATGACGCGCACGACCGGAATCCACTTGCCAACCCAATCCTGCTCTTCCAACATCTCGTAGCCGTTGGTCTTGCACCACTTGACCCGCTTGGCGTGTACCTGACGCTTACGCACGGGCTTAACACCCATCTGCTTCATCTGGCGAGCTTCGGGCGAGCCTTCAAAAGCTGTCACGTTACCGGGATACAGGTTCAGCGTCGCGTTGTCGTACTCGACGTAGTAATACTCGGCGATACGCACGGTGTCTTGATTGATCCAGACTGAGATCGATTGGTCGCCCACACCCTGCGCCTGCAAGGTCGAGATAGGGCTTGCGTTGGGGAACATGCGCTCGTATTCAGCGCGCTGCAGGTCTTCGGTAATGAAGCACCACTTAGCATCCGCACCGCAGGGGTCTTGGATGGTCGGATCCATGTAGACCGAAAACGAGTTGCGTACCCGTGAAATCTTGATGTCCTGATCGAACGTGTCGTCATCGCAATACTCGGTCAGGATGCGGATGTAACCTTCGCCGTAACTTACTTGGTTCTCGCAGGCGGTGTCGTAGGCGACGTCGGCATCCGAGATGTACTCGATGTGCCTGACCATGCCGTTGTAGATTTCGGCGACTTCTGGGTCGGCGTTGTCGTCAGCGGGTATAACTTTGCCGCTCGGACGGTTTTGTCTTTGGTCGTTCGTGACTTGTCGGACATGTTGCGGCAGCTTGTTGATCGTCAGTGTCGGGCGGGCGTTGATTGTCTGTCCTTGCACTGCACCACGGGTGGCCAGAACATCTGCCGGCCACTGCCAGTGGTTGTCCGGTGAGCCTGCATAGAAGCGCAGGTCGTCTAGTTCGTCTTCCCGGCTCTCAGACAGCGCAGAAATCGCCATTTGCAGGCGCTTTCGCATGGTCGACAACACATCCTGTGTGTCTTTTTTAATGTCGTCGGGCGGTGGATTTCCACCGATATCGGCGACTTTTGCTGCCTTATTTATGCCGGTATAGTCCATTTACTTCATCTTTTTCGCTGGTTTGGCGGCTGCGCGCTTGGTCGCATACGCAATGGCCACACTTTGTTTCACCGATTTTCCGGATTTTACCTCAGCGGCTACATTTTTCCGGAAGGCGTCTTTGCTAGATGACTTAACGAGCGGCATTATCGCACTCCCATAAACTGTCGTAACTGTTTGACATACTCTAGCTGTTCAGGTGTTGGCGTTAGCGCCGATGGGTCGCCCGACAGTATGCGTGCGGCCAGAGTTTGCCGTATATCGTCAATATTACCGGTTCCATACGTTGAAAACGCTTTTTCTTGCTCGGGCGTCAGCTCGTATCTGGGTGACGGTAACATCCCCCGCCGCATATGCACCCGCGCGGCTTCGTTTAGTTTGACCGCTTCACGTTCTTGCGGCTTTAACGTGCTGTACGGATTCAAAATAATCTTATCGTCTTCCGCTGCCATACCCGCTACGTTCGGGTTCTTCTTAAAATACTCTAATTCCGATTCAAACGGCTCGCGCATACCCACGCCATACACGCCTTCGGGGTATCCTGTCACGTTGCCGGGCATCTTACTTCCCCTTTTTAGCCGTTTTGGCCGATTGCTTGAAGTCTTTGCTGGTCGGCGCGCCAGGCGAGCCGGGTTTGCGCATCTTTTCGCCCGATCCGGCCTTAATCCGCTCGCGTTTAGCGTGAATTGCAGCGTACAACCCTGGTTTGGTCGCCATAATTAACTCCCTTTTGACCAAAACGCGCCAGTTTTAGGGTTGCGGGCGTTTGGTGTGTGCAATAGTGGGTGAAGTCTAGCGTGTTCAACGGTTTTTAGCACCCGCAAATTTTCAACGCGATTGTCAGCGTGGTGACCGTTAATGTGGTCTACCTGTTCACCAGGCTCTAACCGCTTAATAAACGCGTCGGCTACAAGGCGATGAACCAAAAAAGCCTTGCATCGTTCAGTACGTAAACCACCTTTTCGAAACCGCACTTCTACATACGGTTTAGTGCGTCCGTTGTCCTTTTTTGGGGTTAAACGCATAATTCGTTCAGGCATTGGCACATCCGCGCCAGCTTTTCCCCGCCTCATCCGAGCCAAAGATTTGATGCGGCCAAGTGTGCTTACTTGGTACCGTCCTTCATACCCTTGGATATCAGCCCACATTTCAACATTTCCATCTACGCATTGATGCTCTTGCACGGCTTCCCTCTTCGCTCTTTTTTGCGATAGGTGCCATTCTAGCACAAAACGACTTTTTGCGTCCTTCATCAGCCTTCGTCTTCGGGTGCGGCGCCGGTGCCTT